ACTTTTCGTATGTCACGCACGTAGACATGGACAATGGCGGAGTTGTAACTGGTGGCAACCTGCTCGATGTGTTTCAGGTGAACAGTGGAAACAAGAGCGATTCTGTGTCCGGCGGCAGTTCAGACCCAATTGGTATGCCTGCTGGTACATACTATATCTCGATCACAAACATTGGAAACCAAACTGCACAAGGCGTATTTAAAGCACGCTGGGAAGAAAGACCATGAGCATCATCACGCTGGCTGCGGCCAAACTTCATCTTCGCGTAGATCATTCAGACGAAGACACTCTGATTCAGATGTATCTGGACGGCTGCGAGCAGGCGGCATCAAGCTATTTGAACCGAAATCTATACGCATCCAGCATTGGCAGCGACTTGGATGGATTGGTGATGACAGACGCAGTTAAAGCTGCTGTGCTGCTTCAGGTTGGCACGCTCTACGAAAATCGCGAGTCTGTGACCCAGCAATCTGGCGGCAACGTGATTGAGCTTCCGCTTGGCATCAAGTGGCTGCTTGATCCGTACCGAATCAATATGGGAATGTGACATGAGAGCAGGCCAACTTAAAAATCGAGTGATCATCCAGCAGCAATCGACAACGCAGGATGAGATTGGCCAGCCAGTCAATACTTGGACGACATACGCGACAGTCTGGGCTGATATTCGCCATCGCAGCGGTTTGGAAGAGATCAAATCCGGCGAAGTGACATCGACTATTCGTGCCAGCATTCGAGTGCGCTACAAGGCCGGAATTACTGCTGCAATGCGCGTTTCACACGGCTCGATCGTTTACCAGATCAAAGCAGTTTTGCGCGATAAGCAGAACAAGGAATACATGGATCTGGCCTGCGAGGTATACGGTGGCTAAAGGTCAGAATAGCGTCACATACGGGATGGATACATCCCAGTTTGATGATTTGCTTTCAAGACTAGAAGATGCCGCTGTTGAGGCGATTCGTCCGGCTGCACAGGCTGGAGCAAACGTAATTTACGAAGAGGCAAGGAGGCTTGCGGGACGCAGCACAAAGCCTCACTTCTTTTATGGCAAATCATGGAAGAAAGGCAGCGAGAGCAAAGAGGGTCGATACAGATTCAATCCTGGAACGCTGCAAAAAGCAATTTATCAGGTGTATTCAAAGGACAACTCAAGTCCAACTAGGGCTACATATCATGTGAGCTGGAACTACGAGAAAGCTCCGTATGGTTTGTTTGTTGAGTACGGATTAAACCCATTCGCACCAGATAGACAGCCATTCTTACGTCCTGCACTTGTAAACAAATACAAAGAAGCCTTGGCGGCAGCTGAGGGAGCTATCATGAAAAAGTTAGGTGAACTATGAGCCTCGAATCAAACGTCTACACAGTCCTGAAAACAGTGTGCGATAACGTCTATCCAGACTTCGCGCCAGAGAACACTGCGCGTCCGTTCATCACTTGGAACCAAATTGGCGGCACGTCAATCAAGCCGCTTGGCAAGTCAGTGCCGAATATGCGCGAGGCCGTGATCCAGATCAACGTATGGGCAGAAACCAGGCTTGGCGCATCTCAATTGATATTGGCCGCAGATTCAGCTTTGCGCACATCGACTCTGTTTGCTGCGCAGGCCTCAGCAGAGTTGGTTTCAGTTGCAGATCAAGAGACTGGTTTGCGTGGCGCGATTCAGGATTTTGTCATCCGAGACTTACGATAAAGAGCTTGCAACTCATCTGAAAATCACTCTAAAATCTACGTAGAGTGGTTTTCGCTCAATGGCGCACGTAAGTGCTTCGTCCGGCCGGACATTTCACAGGAGTTTTAATCATGGCCTATTTCTTCCCCGAAGGCAGCAAGTTCTATTTTTCTCAGGACTTCGCATCTGCAAAAACAATCACAGCGTTGTCTAACGCTTCACCAGCTGTAGCAAGCGCTACATCGCACGGTTATTCCGATGGCGATGAAGTTGTTTTGACTTCTGGCTGGGAAGATGCGACTGACACCGTGTATAAAGTCGATTCATTGACTGCTGACACATTCGGCGTCACTGGCTTGAACTCTACTGACACTGACTTCTACTCTGCTGGTACTGGTACTGGTAGCGCACAGAAGGTGTCTAGCTGGACTGAAATCCCTCAAGTGTTGACCATTGCCACTTCCGGCGGTGACGCTCGCTTCACAACCATCAACCCAATCGCTCGTCGCAACGCGATCAACATCCCTACTGGCTTCAACGCCACCAGCATCACGCTGACTTTGGGTCACGATCCAGCGAACGCCAACTACCAAGCCATGTTGGACATTAGCCGCACATTGTCTAAAGTCGCATTCAAGATGGTCTTGTCTGGCGGCGCTGTGACTTACGGTTACGGCTACATGAGCGTGTCTGAAGCTCCATCGTTGAACGTCAACCAAGCAAACAGCGTCACTGCTGCCTTGACTTTGTTGGGCCGCTCAATCTCCTACGCGAGCTGATATTAGTTACACTAGCTAACTGATACAATAGGGCCATCGTTTGATGGCCCTATTTTTTTATGAACAATTTTTACGTCTATCTTCACAAGAAAAAATCAAGTGGAGAGGTGTTTTATGTAGGAAAAGGCAGGGGAAATAGATCTGTTGATTTTTCTAGAAGATCTAAATTTTGGGCTTCTGTTGCATCAATACATGGTGTTGATGTTGAGATACATTCTCAACATTTGTCAGAAGACGAGGCATTTAGAGTTGAAGCCTCACTAATAAAGCAATATGGAAGGCGTCAATTTGGAGGTGTTCTTGTTAATCTTACGGATGGTGGAGAAGGCGCATCTGGAATGAAGATGTCAGATGAAGCTAGAAAAAATTTATCGAACAGATTGATGGGAGATAAAAACGTATCGAAAAGGCCAGAAGTTAGATTGGCTAAGTCAGAAAAAATGATGGGCGATGCTAATCCAATGAGGAGCAAGGAAATTTCTCAGAAGGTTGCGAAAAAGAATACGGGAAGAAAAGCATCCGAAAAAACCAGAAGAAAGATGTCTGAGTCTCATTTGGGAAAAGTTTTCTCTGAAGAATCAAGAAGAAAGATGTCAAGATCAAAATTAGGATCAAATCATCCATTGTTCGGGAAAAATCTTAGCGATGAATACAGGGCGAAAATATCAAAATCATCAATTGGAAGAATAGTTTCCGATGAAACTAGAGCAAAGATATCTGCATCTAGAACTGGTAAAAAATATCCAAGAGTAAAGTTGTGAATGTCACAACTGAAAAGTTTTGGAATACAATGGGTGAACCAAATGATCTGCTTGACAGCTCTTCTACTGGCATTTTCAACACCCAAAGGAAACATCCAAATGGCAAAAATCGTACTCGGCTCACGCCCAAAGAATTTCAAAGCAATCGTCAACATTCCAATGCTTGAGGGCGGCGAAGGCTCAATTGAGATGAGCTATGTGTACCGCACGCGCACCGAATTTGGCAAGATGATCGACACACTGATGGACGATGCTGGCGTTGCTCCAACAGGATCTGGCGAGGAAGAGCAAAAATTCTCGTTGACAGATGCTCTTGAGAAGACCAAAGAAACCAATGCCGATTACATCATGAAGGTCGCTGACGGCTGGAATTTGGACATCGAATTCAGTCGCCGTGCCGTTGCTCAGCTGTGCGACGAGCTGCCAGCAGCTGCAATGGCCATCATGAACACATATCGTTCGGCCATCACTGAAGGCCGTCTGGGAAACTAAGACGGGTCGCTTCGGCTTTATACCTGCCAGAGCCGAAAGACAAGCCCAGAAATGGGTTTGATCTTTCTGGCTTTATGGCATCTCAAACAGTTGAAGTTTGGCCCGAAAACTGGCAAACTGTAGACCTGTTTATCGCGATAGCTACACAGTGGCGAATCGGGATGGGTGGGCCGAAAGGTTTGGACTACAACGTCCTATTCCGCATGATTGATAATCTCGGTCTGCCATCGAACGACTGGAAAGTTGCATTCGATGACATTCGTGTAATGGAATCGGCGGCATTGGAATCAATGCGCCAAGCAAACAGTTAGGTGCTGCATGGCTACTCAAGGTAACTCAAACAATCCAAAAATTAACATTGAGATGGGCGTTGACGCCTCTGGTGTTAAGGACGGAACCAAGGTAGCCAAGGACTCGATCAACGAGCTGTCGCAGGCGCTAGATCAGCAAAGCAAGAAAGCCACTGAGTCGTTCAACAAGACTCAGGAGGCTGCTGATCAAACTGGCGTTGGCATCAAAAAAGTCATTCAAGAGCAAAAGAAGCTCGCGGAAGAGGCCGAAAAGGTCGCTAAGCGCCAAGAACGCGCCACAAACAGCATCATTGCGGCCGTACAGCGATCCACAGCCGAGCTTGAGGCTGGTGGCAAGGGTACAGCTGCATATCAGGCCAAAATCGCCGAGCAGCGCGGCGCAGACCTGACAAAGCTGGAGCCATACCTGGCCAAGCTGCGCGAAATTGAAAAAGCCAACGAAGCCGTAAACGGCTCTCTTGGCAAGGGTAGCAAGCAGCTCAACGAATACGGCATGACAGCCAAGGCTACGGCCGCTGCTCTGCGTCAGGTTCCAGCGCAGTTCACCGACATTGTTGTATCGTTGCAAGGTGGTCAAGCTCCATTGACTGTGCTTTTGCAGCAGGGTGGCCAGCTCCGCGATATTTTTGGTAGCGCTGGCGCTGCGGCTAGCGCACTTGGCAAGTACGTCGCTGGATTGGTGAATCCGTTCACTATTGCTGCCGCAGCAGTTGGTACGCTTGGATATGGATATTTTAAAGGAGCAGCAGAGGCTGAGGCATTCCAGAAGACATTGATCTTGACTGGCAATGCTGCCGGAACGACTGCCGCACAACTGTCGAATATTGCAGCCAGCCTTGATAGCGGAACCACCACGCAGTCAAAGGCTGCTGAGGTTTTAAATTTATTCGCTCAGACCGGAAAAGTTGGAGCTGAGAATTTCGCTCGATTCACCAAGGCCGCAATTGAATTTGAGAAGGCTGGCGGCGGCGCTGTTGAGGACACGGTAAAGGCGTTTGAGTCTCTTGGTAAGGCTCCATTGCAGGCTTCAATGAAGCTGGCTGAGTCATCGAACTATTTGACAAAGGCCGTATACGACCAGATTAGAGCGCTAGAAGAGCAAGGCAAGATGTCGGAAGCGGCTCGTGTCGCGCAAGAGGCTTACGCAGCATCTCTTGAAGGAATGACGCCAAAGTTGCTGTCCAACCTCGGCTCTGTCGAGCGCGGTTGGATTTCTTTGACTGGCTGGATTAAGCAAGCTCGCGATGCAATTCTTGAGATTGGCCGTCAAAGCACACCTGAAGCTGAGCTTGAGCGAATGAAGCGAGTGCTTGCCTTGAAAGAGCAAGGAATTGCAAACACAAAAGGTACAAATGCAGAAAAGGTGCTTCAAGCTGAGGCTGATGCACTGAAGGAGAATATTCGCCTTGCTGAAAAGTATCTCGACGTAAATCAGCAAAGAATCAAAGCCAAGGACGATGAAAACGCAGCAAACAAATCTGCTATCGCGCTTGGCGAGCAGGCGAAGTCGTTCTACTCCGATGAGAAAAAACGCGAACTTGAGCGACAGCAGGCCGCTGAGAAGCGGGACACTGCACTGAAAGGCTTGGTTGAAGGCTCTAAGGAGTACAACTCAGTCTTGCGTGACTACGAAACCGTCATCGCTGGCATTAATCGCGGAGCTGGCAAGGAATACGCAGACTCGATCAACAATCAGATTTCGGCAGTTCAAGCTCGCATCAAGTCCGAGAAAGAGATGCTATCCAGACTTGAAGAGCGTGGAAAGTTTGCAGCCAAGATTACCGAAGGCGAAAAAGAAGCAGCTCGCGTGTCTGAGCAGATTGCCAACGCGAAGAGCGCTGGCGAGCGTAAGTTGCTCAAGGATCTGGAAGGCGCATACACGTCGCTTGGCGAAGTGCAAAAGCAGATCCAGTCAGAAACAATCATGGCTGGAGCTGAGGAGTCTTTGGCAAATGCAAAAGAGATCGCGAAAGTCTATGAGGATGAGCTTCGCTTGACTGGTTTGACAGCGCTTGAGCGTCAGAAAATCGTCGCTGCTCGCGCAGTTGATCTGAAGTATGCGAAGCAGATTCGAGAGATCGAACAATCAGGCATGAACGCCGACAAAAAGAAGGCTGCAATTGAGGTTATAGACGAAGCCAAAGCAATCGAGAAATCTGCCGCAATCAACAAAGTCATCCAAGACGACTTCGCCAAAACAGCAGACCAAATCAACCAGTCATTGACTGACGCATTGATGCGCGGCTTCGAAAGCGGTAAGAGCTTTGGCCAGAACCTAAGAGACACGCTTGAGAATATGTTTAAGACGATGATTCTTCGTCCGACTATCTCTGCGATCATTGCTCCTGTTGGCGGTGGTATCTTGTCGCTGTTCTCTGGCGGTGCACAGGCTGCTGGGGCTGCATCTGGATCTGCTGGAGCAAGCTCATCGTCGTTGAGCTTTGCCAATGGAATGTCTACGTTCCAGATGCTCAGCGGCATCAAGACCGTTTTGACTGATGGTGTTGCATCTGCTATCGCTCAAGGTTTTGGAGCTGTAGCATCAACCAGTGCTGGCCAGTCATTAGGATTGGCCACTCAGGCGGCTGGCCCAACGACAGCAGCTGGCCAAGGATCTTACGCGCTTACCCAAAGCGGCCTAGCAACACAACAAGCGCTGACTGTGGCTGGCAACGCGATTGCCGCATACGCCATGAGCAAGGCAATCAGCGGCGAATACAAGATCGGCAACGGAAAGCTGATGGACATCGCCACGGTTGTTGGCTCTGCGTACATAGGCCCTCTGGCTGGCGTTGTGTCTGGCATTATCAACCGCGCATTCGGCATGGGCGCAGTGCGCACAACTGGCTCCGGCATCTCTGGCACGTTCTCCACACAGACTGGGGCTGATGTGCGCAACTTCCAAGAGTGGTCTCAGTCTGGTGGCTGGTTCCGTTCAAGCAGATCTGGCACTAACTTCAGCGCAGTGTCGACTGAGTTGGATCGCTTCCTTGACTCTTCGGTCAAAAACATCACCGACTCGACTCGTGAGTATGCGAAGTCTATTGGTGCAGGCGCGAGCTCAATCAACAACTACGCCAAGTCAATCAAGATCAGCTTGGCTGGACTTGATGCAACTGCTCAAGGCAAAGCCATTGAAGACGCGCTGGGTGGATTCTCTGAAGATCTGGCCAAGCGAATCATCAACGACAACGCATTTGCGTTCTTCGACGGCTGGTTTGTGCCAGTTAAGAAAGAGGGCGAGACTGCAACCCAGACACTGATGCGATTGAGTGAAAGTCTTGGCGCTGTCAACTCGGTGTTGAAGCTGTTTAATGACAACCTGCTTTCAATTTCAGTTCAATCATCCGTTGCTGCAAGCAACCTGATCGACGTGTTCGGCGGCGTTGAAAACTTCCGCAGCCAGACATCTGCATATTACGAGGCATTCTTCTCTGATTTGGAGAAAAACGCTCAGGTTGCAAAGGTTCTGAAAGAGGGTTTCTCCTCAATTGGTTTGGCAATTCCAAAGAGTGTCGAGCAGTACAAGCAATTGGTCAACGCTCAGAATCTAAACACTGACGCTGGCCAGAAGACATACGCTGCACTGATCTCGCTTGCCCCAGCATTTGATGCTGTGACAAAAGCCAGCCAGAATCTGCAAAGCAACTACACGCAGTATTTGCTTGATCCTGCCGCACAGCAAGCTGATTACCTGAAGAACTTGCAAGCATCGTTTGATGCAATTGGCATCAAGACTCAGGCTGGATGGGTTGAGGTTACGAGCAAGCAAATTACTGGCTTCTCTCTGTTTAAAGGCTACCTGTACAGGACGTTTAAAGAACTCTTGCCAGATATGGTTTCGGCAAAACTGCCAACAACCATCGAAGAGTACAGGAAATTGGTCGATGCCCAAGACACAGCAACAGAAGCTGGCAAGCGCCAGCGCGATGCCTTGCTTGAGTTGGCTCCTCAGTTTGCGGCCTACATTGATTCGCTTGAGCAGGCAAAGCAAGCAATCGCAAGTCAGAGATACGGTCTTGAGACAACTCTGCTGAATTTGCAGGGCGACACGGTTGCTTTACGCGCCCGTGAGCGTGCCGCATTGGATGAGACTAACCGAGCCTTGTACGACAAGATTACGGCTCTGCAAGATGCTAATACGGCGCAAGCTGCGGCAGATCAAGCTGCGGCAACACGCAAGCAAGAAGAGGACGCTGTAGCTCAGGAGCGTGCAGGTCTAGACAAGCAGATCTTGCAGCTGCAAGGTGACACAAAAGCGCTTCGTGAGCTTGAGCGTGCTGCACTGAGCGAAACAAACCGTGCATTGTTTGATCAGGTGACTGCGCTGCAAGACGCTAAAGCGGCAGCTGAAGAGGCTGCATTAGCTGAGCAGAATCTGGCCAATGAGCGTAGCAGCCTTGAGATGCAATTGCTGCAAGAGACGAACAATGTGGCCGAGATTCGCAAGATTGAGCTTGGATCGCTGAATGAATCGAATCGCGCACTGCAAGAGCGCATCTGGGCATTGCAGGACGAGAAGGCTGCGCAAGAGGCATTGCAACAGGCAAGCCAAGGTACTGTAAGCGAGATTGAACGACTCAAGCAATCCATGACAGGATCGACGGCAGAGCAATCAGCTGCTGCATTGCAGGCTCAGTTCGCGACAACTACAGCTCAGGCTCGCGCAGGCGATCTGACTGCGTTGTCGAAGCTACCAACAATCAGCACCGCGCTGGAACAAGCGTTTACCCTAACTGCAAGCACGGCGAGCGAAGTTGCGCGTATGCGTGGCTTCTTGGCTGGTAGCCTGTCTGAGACGCTGGCAGTGCTTGGGGCCGGATCTGCTGAAAAGGCAATTTCCACGATCTCATCGGTTGACCTGGCAGCCAATACGCAGACTGACGGTTTGGAGCTGACTCCAACATCGACAACCGCTGGATTGATGTCTGGATCGTCATCGACAGCCATGCTGATTGAGGAGATTTCTGCCTTGAGAGTTGACAATCAGGCACAAGCCAGAGCGATTGTCCAACTACAATCAAGACTTACAAAAGTCGTCGAGCGTTGGGATATTGACGGCATTCCAGAAACGAGGGCGGTGGTATGACAGCAGCAACGTATGCACTGAAAGTGGTCAAGCCATTGGCCATGACTACAGCCATGCTGGTGTCATCTGACGTGCCTGAGAACGACTATGCAGCGTGGTCTAGTGGAACCACCTACGCTGTCGGTGATCGCGTAATTTTGACCAGTACACACAAGGTGTATGAGTCATTGCAGGCGTCGAATCTGAATAAGAACCCGACGACAGAGTTGACGTATTGGGTTGAGGTTGGCCCGACAAACCGTTGGAAAGTTTTCGACACATCCAATAGCACTCAGACCACTCAGGCAGACAGTATCAGCTACAGAATCACGCCTGGATTGGTCGTGAACAACGTGTCAGTGCTAAATATGACTGGTGTAGACACGGTTCGTGTGCGCATGATCGACCCGACATACGGAACGGTTTATGACAAAACGACACAGCTTTTATCGCACCCCGACATCGTTGGCTGGTGGGAGTGGTTCTTCAGCATCCGATCTGTCGCAGAGCTGTCTGTGCAGGCAGATCTGCCATCGTATCCAGAGGCTGACATTCTGATTGACCTGACTGGTGGCGGAGAGATGTCGGTTGGCGTCATTTTGTTTGGCCAGATCCGAAGCATCGGCCTTGGAGTAAACCTTGGCGCGAACGTTGGCATTCAGGACTATTCGCGCAAGGAAACAAACGAGTTCGGAGACACCGTTCTGGTTCGCCGAGCCTTTTCAAAGCGTGCAAGTTTTGGTATGCTACTGGAAAAGAAAGATGTGGATTCGACGGTTTCGTATTTGGCTGATGTGCGTGCAACTCCATGTCTTTGGATTGGCCACGGCGACTACGAATCGACGATCATTTTCGGGATCTACAAAGACTTCCAAGTCTCGATCTCGTACCCAACGCATTCTGACTGCACACTTGAACTTGAGGGTCTTACATGACAATCCCAGCACTACCAGACGCACCAGCGTTAGGCGACTCGCCAGAACAATTTAACACGAAGGCGTTTGCTTTCGTTGCTGCTCTTGATGACTGGGGTACAGCTGCAAACGCTGTCGCTGCAGCTGTTGATGCTGATGCGGCAGCTGCCGATGCAGATGCTGCTACGGCTACAACGCAGGCTGGCATTGCTACCACGGCAGCTGGAACTGCAACGACTCAGGCTGGCATTGCAACGACAAAAGCTAGCGAAGCTGCGACAAGCGCAAACGCTGCAGACGCTTCTGCAGATGCCGCCAATCTGAGCGCCATTGCTGCAGATGCTTCGGCTGATGCCGCTGCTGCTTCGGCTGCATCCATTGATCCTGCATCGTTGTTGACGAAAGCTGGCAACCTGTCTGGACTGGCAAGTCCCGCAACAGCTCGTGACAATCTAGGCGTTGAGATCGGTGTTGACGTTCAAGCATTTAATGCCGCACTAGCAGCAATCGCTGCAAACAACGGCACAAACGCCATGAAAAACCGCATCATCAATGGTGCGATGATGATTGACCAGCGTAATGCTGGGGCTGCGGTAACAGTTTCAGCCAACGTGTATACCCTTGACCGTTGGCTGGCTGATGAAGGTGGCATGAATGCTTTTACGGTGCAGCAAAGCACTACCGCACCGACAGGGTTTAAAAACAGCTTGAAATGCACAATGGGGACTGCGGTAACTATTGATGCAACTGACTATGCGTTTTTCCGCCAATCAATTGAAGGCTATAACGTATACGACCTCAACCTTGGTTCTGCAAGTTCGTCGGCATTTACGCTGTCTTTTTGGGTTCAATCCAGCGTAACTGGAACTTTCGGTGTTTCTTTTAGGAACAATGCAGCCACAGCTACTTGGTGTTCAACATACACCATCAGCGCAGCCAACACTTGGGAATATAAAACAGTTTCTGTGGCTGCTGGAGCGATCAACTCAGGAACGTGGACAACTGACAATACTGCGGGACTTGCTGTTTTCTGGGATTTGGGTGTTGGCTCAACATACAGCGGAACAGCCAACCAACTGAACACAGGTGCAAACTACTTCGGCGTTACTGGCACAACCAAACTTGCCTCAACTACTGGAGCCACCTTCTACATCACAGGCGTTCAACTAGAAAAAGGCAGCACAGCCACATCGTTTGACTACCGCCCGTATGGTACTGAGTTGGCTTTGTGTCAGCGGTATTATGAAGAACCTCTTGGATATACACGTTTTAACGGTACGTCTGGTGTGACTGAAGGATGTGCAGTTAATTTTGCTGTCACTAAGAGAGCCGCGCCTACTATGGCAGTTAAAACTATTATTAGCAACGTCAATACTTCGGCAGTATACCCTTCAGACTTTATCACGACAAGTGGTAATTCGTTCATTGTTACAGCTTCTTCTACTGCATTAACTCAATATGCAGCAACACTTTCAGCAACAGCGGAACTATAAATGTATAAACTTGTGAAAACACCAGAAGGGGCTATTAATTCGTTGTCAATTGAGCGTATTGCTGACAACGCTTTCATTCCCTTTGATCTAGCAAACGCAGACTACCAAGCCTACTTAGAATGGTTGGCAGAGGGCAACACGCCTGAACCAGCTGACGAGGCTCAGTAATGGCAACAGAACACACAACCGAAACGGCTGCTGCTGTGGTGACTAAGGTTGCGCCTCCTGCAACAATCTCTCTCGCAACGGTTGCTGGCTACCAAGTCAGCGAGTTGGTGTTGTGGGCAACCTTGATCTACACGGTTTTGATGATCGGGCATAAGTGCTGGCAGATCGTCAAGGAAGTGCGCGAAGAGTAATGTGGGCCCAGAAATTATGCTCGCCCTCCAAGCCATGCGTGGTGCGTGGGCTGGCATACAGTTCTGCTGCGATTGCCTTCGCGAAGGGTCTGTTGAGATTCAGCGCGTTAAGAAAACTGTTGAAGGCGGTGTTACTGACGCAAAGAAAATTTACGCAGAGGTTACGGGGATTTGGGGATGGTTTAAAGGTCTTCTCGGAGGCGCAAAGTCAAATGCGCCAGTACAAGCCGCAGCTACCACCCAGCCAACAGGAAATCAGGCGCCTGCAACGCCAGCAAAAACAACTGGAAAGAAATCTAAGAAGGATGATGGATACATCGACCACATCCCAACCCAAGACGAAATCGTCCAGCAGTTCATCGGGCACGTTGGCGACTGGTTTGACAACTATCACACCCTGAAGACGTACACGGAGAAGCGGTACGCAGAGGTTTTTGGAAAGGACGAAATCGACCAAAAGGAAGTGCTAGAGCTGACGCAATTGCAGGTTGAGGTGGACTCAGCCTACCCAGCACTCATGAGCTTGATGACTACCAATGCGCCTTGGCAACTCGGCCCAATTTGGAGCCAGTTCAAGGAGATGCAGGACAAGGTCAAAGTTGGTCAAGCGGCTCGCCAGATGAAGCAAAAGCGCGAGAAGGCGGCAACAGAGGCGAAGGCTGCACAGAAGCGCAGCGACGACATTGACCGCAACATGACTTGGTTCTGGGCGATTGTGACGGTGATTTACTTCTGGACGTTGATGGGAACAGTATGGATAAGCGCGAATTCAACGCAATAACTTTCCTGCTGTGCCTCTTGTTTGGCATCTTGCTTGTCTTGATGTTTTTGTTTTTGCTCGAAGGTCGCAAGATGAAGGGTGAGTTAAAGAACAGTACTCGCGAAAACCAGAAGGCCGCACTTGTGCTGCGTGAGGAACGTGAGAAGCTGGAGAGACTGTTAAAACTGGTGAATAACACCGAGAAAGGTGAATAGTGAGATACGTACTTTTGATGATCGCATTGGTCGCATCGGTTTTCATCTTTGGTGAGGATCGTTATCGCTACCCATGCCAGAACCCGCGCAACTGGGAAAACGCAGAATGCAAGCCACCAATTTGCACAGTTGAAGGCACTTGCCCAGACAAACTACTTCCACCTGAAATGTTGATAAAGGACGAAAAATGACATTCACCGAGAAACTGAAAAAAGTTCTGTGCATCATGCTTGGCATTGATGGACAGCCATTCATCCCAGAAGAGCGCATGAGCGTCGAGCAGATTCAAGTGCGCGTGTGGGCTGTTGTGATCCTCACAATTGCATTTGTGTTCGCGTCCACCGTGTTGATTGCCATCACATCGTTGATCTTCACCATCCAGCCAATGCTGCGTATGGCTCCAATTGATGCAATCTTTGCCAAGCAGGTGAACGATGCCATGCTGCTGTCTGGCGGCGTTCTTGGTGGCGTTGCTGGCATGACATTCGTGAACGCTGGCGTGAACTACGTCTACAAGAAATTGACGGACGAAACTCCGCCACCACAGGTTGATGAAAATGCTGCGTAATCTAGGCGTCTTCATCGCGTGCTTGCTGATTGCATTCTTCGCTGGCAAGTACGACGAGCGCCAAGCGATAAAAGCAGAGGTAGAGCGCATTGAATCGTCGATGCGCGATAAAGCTGCCGCAACAACAGCAAAACTTGAAAGGGAAAAACGAGATGCTCAAATCAAAGTTGACCAGCTTCGCGCTGATGTCGCTGCTGGCGCTGTCCGGCTGTCAGTCCGTGCCAGTTGCACTGCCGGAGCTGCCACAGGGGATTCAGAAGCGAGAGCCGAACTTGACCCAAAGACTGCTGACGACCTTATCGCCATCACCGCAGACGGCGACCAAGCAATCATCGAACTGAATTCGTGCATTGATTTTTACAACAACCTGAAGGCTATTAAATGACAAACTTAACCCCACACTTCACGCTTGAAGAATTGACACACACCGATCATCGCGAGTTGGACAACACTCCGACTGAGCGCGAGAAGTGCATCATCAACGGTCAAGAAGTGTTCGTGAACGCTGTAGCAAACCTGCCGCGCTTGGCCGACTTTTTGGAGCAACTCAAAGTTGTTTTGGGTGGCAAGCCAATCATGGTGAATAGCGCATTCCGCAGCGAAGCAGTAAATAACGCAGTCGGATCAAGCAACAAAAGCGACCACCGCCGTGGTTGTGCAGCCGATATTCGCGTGCCAGGCATGATTCCTGAGCAAGTTGTGAAGGCAATCATCGCGAGCAATCTGCCATATCAGCAAGTCATTCGCGAGTTCTCAGATCCAGTTAACGGCGGAGGTTGGACTCATGTAGCAATTACTACAAACGAAGGCGATGTGCCAATGAAGTCAAAGCTCATCATCGACAAGCAAGGCACACGCGCTTACGCTTGATCGTCGTGGTTGTAGACGCTTCTTCTGACGAACCAGTAGAGAACAACCGCAGTCAAGCCTGCTGATGCAAAGATTAACCCGATCAACGTCAGCAGGCTTTTTATTTCTTCGCTCATTTTTTTTTCTTCTGTGTTGTGTTGGCCGTGCCTGCTTTGCTGTAGTACATGATTTCTTTTGGCGCAAGGCTGACGCGTTGTGTCTTTGGGAATGTGGCAATGGTGAACACTGCCTTGTCTGCTGATTCGCGAGTTGCCTTGGCCCTTGATCCGTACTTCTACCCGCTGGCTTGCTGGATGCCTTCGGCTCTGATGGTAGACAAAAACTCTGGCATGTATGTCTGCACGTAGTCTGGGTGAAATGCGTTGATGATGGTCATGTGATTACTCTTTGTTGTTTCTGATGTATGTGGCTGTGCTTGTCGCTGTGTCACCAAATGGCAAGCGCTCGAAGTTCTTGGCGGTCTGCTCTAGTGCGCAGTTCCATCCGGATAGAAAAACAAACCACGCGGCGTCTGATGTGGCAAGGCCAAGGTGGCCGTACAGTTTCTCGAATTGTTCGCGGGCTGGGGTCATGTGTTGTCCTTGAGTTCAGAGAAGATGGTGTGTCCGCATCGTTTGCAGCTCCACCAGTGGGTGTTTGGCTTGCGGCCTGCGATGCCGAAGTTTGTTGGCTCGTAGAGGTGTTTGCAGGTCATGCTTCACCTCTTGCTCGGATTGCTGCGGCGTATGGACACTTGTATTTCCAACCCCATCGAATGTCGCCATATTCAACTGGCTCCGTTTTTGGTGAAATGTCCTCACACACCTTTGCACAAGCCTCACGCTCCTCTTTAACAGCAAGATCAACAAAATGAGGTGGAACCCATTTGTAAATTATTTCCTCGCGCAATTCTTTTCTTGTTTTGTCTGCTACCAGTTTGGCAAAGTTTTGGATTGATTGATTCCAACTCACATTTAAATCCTGATACATACCAGCCTGTTCAGCCATCTCAATAATTTCATCTTGTGTCATGTCTTACTCCTTAATGCCGTGGGCGGCTTCGATTGCTCTGGCGATTGATGGAATCAGTTTGTTGAACGGCATTTGTAGTGCGCTCATGTCAGCCAATGCTTCTTTGATTTGCTCATCCGTCAGCGGCTTGCGTTGTTGTGGTGTGGTGTAAAGAGGCGTCCACAATGCACCGCCATACTGGTCGTTAGCTGGCACTTCTTCTCTCAGCATCATCCAGCGATTGCTTCCCGTGATTGATGTGTTTTGAAATCCCCACGCCACAGGCTCACCCTGCTCTTGCTTGGCTAGTGCTTCTTTCATAGCGATGATGTCATCCAAGCCTAAACAATAAAGCTCCTCGCCGTGCGTCATGCCATTTTCATCGCACATGCGAACGCCAAAACGCTGCGCAAGTTCTCTTGCTTCTTTACTCATAGCGGTGCATCCTCTGCTTGTTGACGTTGCTGTTGTGCGTATTCTTTGATTTGTTTAGCAGTCCAAGGAACTGCGCCTGTTGCTGGTGGGAAGGGCCAGTTAGTCAATGTCATAACAGTCATCCTCATCTTTCTCTACTGGCTCAACGCCAGAGCCATGGCATTTGGCGCACGTAGCACCGTCATACATTCCTTCACCTGACCCGCTGCACCATGAGCAGATTTCGTCTTCTTGGTCGTCGTCATTCATAGCTGCACCTGCGTTGTCCATGGGCCGCGAATTTGGGTTCTAATGCCTGAGCCTGCGTCTTGAATCACCTTGCCGCACTTGGCTGCGTACATGGCGCGTTTGCGAGCTTTGTATTTCTCGTCATAAATTCTGCGAGGCTTTGGTGGTGGCGTTTCAGGACGCGCGGCATTCTCTGGCACTGGCACGCACTTCCACACCGCAATAAATCCGTGGCCAGCTTTTGTGACCATCCATTTGTAAATGTAAACGTCATCCATGTTTGTCAACGTTACACGCACCAAGTTTGGATTGATCGAGAGTCGATCTGACAACTCGTTTGACGTAAGACCATTTGGCCTGCAACGGAGTAGCTCATCCCTGATTTTTTGTTTGGTTGTGGCTTTCATCGAACGATGCCCTCCAGTCGATCTGCGACGAGCTTGGCGTAGCCTGCAATATCTACCCAGCTGTCTGCGTAGTTTGGGTCGCCATTGATGATGCGGCCCAGCTTGTGGGCGATCATCTCAAGTGACTCTTTCTGGTCGTCAGCCAGCCTGTCCCACTTCTCGCCCATCTTTGAGCGAAAGATTGCCTTCAGCGTCTGGGTTGCTTCGGCATGACCAGTGAACGTGCCATAGCGAGATCCACGCTCAGTCAATGTCTCTACGATGTCGGTCATACAGTCACCTCATCGCTACGCTTCTGCTTGGCCAGCCACTCAGACACGTCATTGGCATCCCAAACGACGCGATTTGATCCTGGCATTACGATGCGCGGAGGCAGCGTCTCTGGGCGGCGAGAAACGTCAACGCGCACCGTCACTGGCGATCGGCCAAGGATCTCGGCTACATCTTTAATCTTCAATAGTTTTTGCATTTTCATCCTTTGATTGTTTTGCTGTGAAATAAGTATATCACGATTTGTTAAAGAAACAGACAAATTTTTTATTTTTTGCAAATCACTCTTTTATGAACGTGCCTTGCGGTGTGAGATAGCCTTTGCGATCCTTGATCTGCTGGTAAGCGCCTTCCAAGCACTGCACCAAGTCAATGTCTTTGATCGCGCAAACCATGATCAGCGTCACAACGATGTCGCCAACGGCATCCTTGATCTCATCCATGTCGTCGCGGTTGATCGCATCGAGTAGCTCGGTTGTTTCTTCAAGCGTCTTGATTGCCTGCGAGATAGCTGTGCCATTCTTGATGATCTTGCGAGCTTCACCCCACTGAATAAGTTTCATTTCCACTTCTGAATAGCTCATGCTTTCACCCCGAATACGTTGATGTCTGCCTTGAGCTTGCCGCGACTCAGTTTCTGAATCTTCAGCTGCGCCATTGCAGGGATTTTTCCTCGTGATCGCCAGTTGCTGATGCACGGCTCACACACGTCTAACACTTCAGCAAGTTTTCGTTGCGTCTTGTAGTGTCTGATTGCTTCATCTAATGTCATACAGACTCCAAATTGTTCACAGTTGTGATTGTAGCACTCAAGGCTTTCAGCTCCTTTGGCTTCATTCTCAGAATGTCTGCTCGCGTGAATCCACAGGTCTGGTACGGGCCGAAACCAGTTTTCACCTGAATGTCTGAGAGCTTGTTGAAGATCTCCTCTTGCAATGCTTGCTTGGCGAGTCTGGCTTCGATGATCTTTTCGGCTCTGCCACGGCTCATGCCTTGCGCCATCAAATCTTCGACTGTCTGAGCCTTGCCTTGCTGGAGCATCCGTGTTCTGCGCATCTGTTCGATCTGCGCTTGCTGAATCTCTTTCAGCTCTCCTTCGATGTGCTCAATCTTTCGCGCCTTGATCTCGTACACATGGCCGCAGTTCGGACACACTGGATCTGGCGCGTGAATCGAGAAGCACTCTGGGCAGCATTTGACTTTTACATCGTCCTCGTCATCCTCTTCAGTCTTGCGTTTCTTTTTCTTGACGCCTTCAAGAGTCCATGCCCGATCTTCGTCTGGCAAGCCATGACGCATCACGTTGCCAGCGTGATCAAGCAGAATGGCCGTCTTGTTCGGAGCTGGACGCAATGCACGACCCCAGCGCTGCAATGCGTTCACCAGTGATTGTGTTGGAGCCAAGTCAACCACGCAATCAATCGTCACGTCCTGTTGGGCGATACTGGCCAGGTCGAATCCCTCACTCAGAATGTTGACGTTCGTGATGACGAGAATCTTTCCATTCGCAAAATCAATGATTGCCTTGTCGCGCTCTGCGTCGTCAGTTCCACCGTCGATGTGAGCCGCAGGAATTCCGTTCGCATTGAACTCGGCAGCTACGTGCTTACTGTGTTCGACTGAGACGCAGAAAATAGCCGTTTTGAGTCCGTTTGCGTGCTTACGCCAGTGAGTGATAGCGTCACCTGTAATTTGCGGCTTATCGACCACCTCTTGCAGCTCTGATGCGGCATAGTCACCCATCCTTGTTTTAACGGATGACACGTCGATCTGGTGTTGCGCAGTGAAAACGCGGTATGGCGACAGAAATCCGTTTTCGATCAGCCACGACATCGGTGGCGCTTCGATGATTGTGTCTGCGTAACCTCCGTGGCCTTTTCCGAGTCCTCGACCATCTAGGCGCTGAGGCGATGCCGTGACGATCAGGCTGACGTTTCCGACGGCTGGCCCGTAGCGATCCATGACGTGACCCCATGCGGTGTTTTGCACCACGTGATGACCCTCATCCTGAATCACGATCGCCTTGGCTGGCTTCGCAATTCGCTTCGACAGTCTGGCAATCGCGGCGTCGATTGAATCGAACCGGCCTACGATTGTCTGCACAGATCCAACCATGGTCGATGATGTTGTATCGACGAATGATTTGCCAAATGCTTTGAACTGGGCGATCTTGATTGCGCGAACCAATGCAGGCGCAGCGATGACGTTGTGCGGCAAAGCAAATCTGGCCAAAGACAGGCTGATCTGACGAATGATTTCCTTGCGGTGCGCAGCAATCAGGATTGCGTTGTTTTTGTCAGCGGCGTTCTTTGCAATGTAGCTAAACATCACAGTCTTTCCAGCTCCTGTGGCGGCTACAAGCAATGGGCATTTGTAGCCTTCAGCGAACGACTTGCGAACTTCGTTGACGACATCTTGCTGATATGGTCGTAGTGTGATTGTCACTTCGGCTGCTCCGACAATTTATTGCCACGCTTGTTCACGCAGACAATCTTTCCCGAGTCCGTGACAACGAACCAAGCATTCGGCCCACCAATTTTCTTGCACGCTTGGTAAGCCTTGATCTTGTCTGGCTTCGTGTCGAAGTAAAAACGACTTGGCTCGAATGCGTGACCGTCTAGCATATAGGAGCAACTCAGGATGATTGCGATTGCTAGGGCGTATAGCCAGTTTTTTATCATGATTCCCTCGCTTTCAATATTGCGTCTGCAACTTGGTACGCTTCCTCTGCAACACGCTCATATACCATGTGGTCAAGTGAGACAAATGCCTGCATCGCCTTAGCAGCAAAGTAATCTCGCATGGTCGCGCTTCTTGCGTAAAGTGTCAGGTCAGGCTTGCTGGGAGTAGGTGGAGGTGGAAATCTCATGACTTTTCTCCAATACGCATCAACTCAGAAATCATCATTCCAACAAGATTTTTATGCAAGTCGTACTCGTAAACGTACACCATAAAAGTCCTGTCTGCGCCTCTTACGCTCGTCGCAACATACCTGTCTGTTTCACATTGAGTAACAATTTGATCAGATCCTTCTCCATGCAAAACAGTGCTTAATGGAATCAGCTTTGGCATCTTTAATACGTGACCCACGTCTGGCATCTGCTTTCCGGAGTGAGGGCCACCAAGTAGCAAATATTTTCCACTCATGACAACACCTTCGCATGAGCAGCCGCAGCAATAGCCTTCAACAGCAGTGATTCGCTGACTGCTTCTCCCGCTTCAACGTATGGGGTTTTCTTGAAGAACTCTGGGTAGCTAATGAATGCTACGTGCTCAGACTCGTTCGTTACGTGATACATAGAGTACGACTCGTTTTTCGCAGTGAACAAGCCAACATGAGGCCAGCTCTTCTTTAGGTTCCAATCTGTTGGTGCTAAATCCACCTCATGTATTTCGATCACGTATTTCATTGCGTTCTCCTGTTGTGAAAACTCAAATATATCACACCTGTGAAGTTTTACAAGAAATATTTTAAAAATATTTTTTCACAAGCGTGAAGTTCTGTGATACACTGCAATCTCATCAACAACGAAAGTAAGTCGTGAACTACATCACCACAACCCTCACCAACGAGGAATATCATGCAATGGATGGCATCTCAAGTAGCCACTTCAAAGTAATGGAACGCTCTGCGCTTCACTACTGGCAAGCCTACGTAAATCCAGATCGCGAAAAGAAAGAAGCAACAGCAGCAATGCTAACTGGCACTGCATGGCATACAGCACTGTTTGAGCCAGAGAACTTCCGCAAGGACTTCGTCGAAGTTCCAGAAGGCATTGATCGTCGCACCAAAGAAGGCAAGGCGTTTTTCGCTGAGATTGAAGCAAGCGGAAAGACGCCATTCAAGCCTGATGAGTATCGCGAGATCCTAAAGATGGCTGAGCTTGCCAGTAAACATCCAGTCATGTCAATGCTTCTCGCTCACGAGAACTGCATCATCGAAAACTCAATCTTCATCACCGACGAAGAGACATCTCTCACGCTGAAGATTCGCCCAGATCTGGCCATCATGCCTTGCGAGCAGTTTCCAAATGGATTGATTCTGGATGGCAAAACAACGCAGGACGCTCAGCCAGAGTCATTTGGGCGCTCATCATGGGATCTTCAATACCATATGCAGGCTGCTTACTATGCAGATGTATGGCAAAGATTCTGGAAAACTGAATCACTGCCTCCGTTTGTCTTTTTTGCGCAAGAAAAATCTGCACCATATGCGACTGCAATGTATTCAGTCACATCAAAAGTCATGGACTACGGACGCAAGCTATACAAAGAACGATTGAAGACGATTCACGAATGCAAGAAGACTGGAGTCTGGCCAGGCTACGGAAACGAAATCGTGTCTCTAAATTTGCCAGTTTGGGCTGAGAAAAAAGTTGATGAATTTACAGGGGGTGAAAAATGAAAACACTCAAGAGCTACAGAGAAAAAATGGCTAAACAGAACGCAGAAAATGAGAAAGAAAAATATCATATTTCATTCTCAGGCGGCAGAACAAGCGCCTATATGACAAAGTTAATTCTTGACAACTGGTCTGATCGTTATGATTTCATTGTGACATTTGCAAATACTGGACTTGAACACCCGAAAACTCTTGAGTTCATTCGCAACTGTGATGAGAAGTTCAAATTTAATACAGTTTGGCTTGAGGCTGTTGTTCATCATGGTTCTAGATTGGCGCCAAGCCACAAGATAGTAGATTTCAACTCGGCATCAAGAGATGGATCTCCATTTAAGTCTGCCATTGAAAAGTATGGCATTCCAAACTCTGCATTCCCAGGATGCACGCGTGATCTAAAGCTATCTCCAATCAAAAGCTATCTGAAGTCGCTTGGAATACAAGAATCAAAAATAAGAACGGCAATCGGAATACGCACTGATGAGACAAGGCGCGTTAATCCTAAAACAGCAAAATCAAGGACTCTTGAGTATCCGTTGATAGATGTATGGCCAACAGATAAACAAGATGTTTTGTCATGGTGGGAAGATCAGTCATTTGATTTGGGAATTGATGAGTTTGAGGGTAATTGCCTTGGCTGTTGGAAAAAGTCATTTAAAAAGCATTTCTTACAGATACAAAGAGATCCGCGTGTTTATGACTTTCATATGCAAATGGAAGCGGATCATAGGTATACAGGGCCACAAAAGGGTCACAGACATTTTTTTCGTGGAGATACCAGCACGATTCAACTGTTTGAGAAGTTTGCAGAGTACGGAAACGATCCGAAGCGCCTGATTGAAATAAAAGATGAAAACGGCGGATGCTCAGAGTCCTGTGAGCTTTTTGAAACAATCTTAGATGGAGAAAAGGAGATTGACGGTGTCTAACAACGATCACATGGAATACAAAAACGGAAACTTTCAATGCCATGCTTGTGGCGTAAAAAAGTCTGTGAAGTTTCCAATTCAGGTTAGCGAGTACACGTTGGAGATGAAGAAATTTATTAACCAACACGGTAAATGTAAATCAGGAGGCAAGCATGAAGAAAAACGTGATTGAGCTTGGCAAGGTGTATTTGCCACGCAAACCAAACGCACGAAGCACACACCGTCGAGTTGTTGCAATTCATGGCGGATTCGTTTCGTACTCCGATGGCGGAGATGTCAATAAATTTTGCTCTGAGAAATCGTTTCGACGGGCTGTTGTTTTTACTAAGGATGAAAAATGAGTTTCGAAATACGCAAAGCACAGCGCCAAGGCGCACGTTTATTGATCCAACTGTCTGGTGTGTCTGGCTCTGGCAAGACGTACACAGCGTTGCAGTTGGCCTACGGTCTGGCTGGCAACGATGCTGAAAAGATTGTTCTCATAGACACCGAGAACCGCCGTGGCTCACTGTACGCAAACGCACTGCCACAGCCGTTCAACATCATCGACTTCTATTCACCATTCAGCCCAGATCGCTACATTGCAGCAATCGAAGCTGCGTGCAATGCTGGCGCTGAAGTGATCGTGATCGACTCTGTGACGCATGAATGGGAGTCAGAAGGCGGCTGCGAGTGGATCGCGAACCAATCACGCTTTCCAGATTGGAAGACAGCAAAGAAGCTGCACAAGCGTTTCATGACGTATATGTTGCAATGCCCAGCGCACATCATCGCTTGCACACGCGCTCGTGAGAAGGTTGATTTCTCGAATCCAAAAGATCCAATCAAACTTGGCATCCAACCAATCCAAGAGAAGAACTTTTCATACGAAGCAACTGTAAGTTTGATGATGCAGAATCAAGGTTACTCGCAAGACGTGCTGAAGTGTCCGGCTGAGTTGCAAGGCATTCTTGGTCGCGGTCAAGGTTACATCACGCCTGAAGACGGTATGTCATTGCGCAATTGGGTAGACGGCGCTGACAAAGTTGATCCTAAGATTGAACACTATCGTGGTTTGCTGTTGAACTCTGCTGAGGCTGGTATTCAGTCGATGCGTGATCAGTGGACAAAAATCCCGAAAGACATTCAAGCAAAATTCAGCAAGACGTTTGTTGATTCTGTTGCAGCTTCGGCTAAAGCATTCGACGACCAGCGAGCATTCGGCACGGCAAACGAGAATGAGAGCATTGCTTCGTTGAATGCGTTGGCTAACCAGCAGAAGCCAGTGGCTGAAACACAGAAACAACAATCACAATCACAACCAGAGAAAGCAGACGATGACGAACCCATGTTTTGATCATCGAGCAGTCAAGGTCAACTTCGTGCTTGGTATCGACGATATCAATTTGATTCTCGAAGGTTTAAAAACCAGAGATCCAGCACAGGCAAAGCCACTGTTCGAGATGATGAGAAATGCAGCGCTTGAGGAAATCAAGGCTGCACAAGAATCCCACAACGCATTAACTCAGGAGAAATAAAATGCAAATTATTGGTGTAGCCCGTTTGGGCAAAGACTGCGAACTTCGCCACATTCAATCAGGCGATGCAGTTACGAATCTTTCATTGGCGTACAACTACGGCAAGAAAGATCAACAAGGCAATCGTCCGTCACAGTGGATCGAAGGCGTGCTGTGGGGTAAACGCGCTGAAGGCTTGGTGCAGTACCTTATCAAAGGCCAGCAGGTGTGCGTTACGTTGGATGACGTTCATACAGAGCAATACACGAAGAACGATGGTGGAACTGGCTTCAAACTGGTTGGCACTGTGACTAATATCGAGTTCGTTGGCAGCAAGCCAGACAACGCTGGCCAGCAGCAGCAGCAGCAGCAGCAGCAGCAACGCCAACCAGCCCAACAGCCACAACCTCAGTACGGGCCAGCTGCTGCGCAGCGATACAACCCACCAGCTCCTAATCAATCATTCGACGACTCAGATATTCCGTTCTGACGAAAAAAATGCCGTGACTCTCGTTCAAAGTCACGGCATTTAACGTCCCTTGGAGAAACGGCAACTTGCGGTTGAAATTTTACTGGAGTTGTCGTGTTAAAAGAAAAAAATATTCAAAATGCTTCACTACTTGCAATCGGTTCTGATCCAGACGTTTTGGCAATGCGACTTCAATCGGGCGTCTTTCGCTCAATGGATGATCCACATCGAATCGTTAAAGTCGGAACGCCAGGCGTATCTGACTCGATTGCAATCGTCAGAGTCACAATCACACCAGAAATGGTTGGAAAGTCTGTCGCAGTCTGCGCAGCCGCTGAGTTCAAAACGCTTAAAGGCAAGCAACGAGATGCGCAGGTTAAGTGGGAAGAGGCATTCAAAAAGCGGGGTGGCCGGTATCGTCTTATCAGGTCGCCACAACAGATGAAGGAGTTTATTGATGAAGTCAGAAAAAATCCGTGCGGTGACTGAGTGGTTTCCGTCCAGCACCAAGCCTGTGCGTGCTGGAGTTTATGAGGTTTCAACGCCAAATAACAGGGCCAACAGATATGCGTACTATGACGCGAAAGGCTGGAGGCTTTGCTCGTCAAACATAAGTGGGGCTAACGCAGAAAAATTCATAGATGCGATGAATTGCTCAAGCATGGTTCTACCTAGATCTCAATGGCGCGGCCTATCCAGCAAGCCATGAGCAACAAAACCCATGCAGCTGAAGCAGAGCTGCTGAAGTTCTTAGAAAGACGTAGCAATACGTCTTTCTATGTCTTCAGAGTCGTGCAATGGCTGAAAGAAAAATACCCAGATTCACACGCGAAGTTGCTGCCGAAGCTGCGTGTTATTTATAAGGAGAAGCGCAGTGATGAAGCTCGACAGCACAGGTAAAGCAGCCGTAGATCACAGCTACTTTTGGCAACCGATTGAAACGTGTCCTCGTGGAGCCAAGGTGCAGCTACTCGGCAAAGGCGGCGTGGCCATGTATGGTGAATATCATGGCAAGGGTGACTTCTACACGCATTGGGCTCCGTTGCCTAAGCTGAGGCGCGAATAGTTTTTGTGATATATTTGCTTGACACGGCTAGGTTCTCGGGGTAGCTCCCCTCCCGAAAAGCGGATTCGACCACCGCCTGCCCTCTGTCTTTTTAATGGTCGCTTTGAAAGGTCGGACAATGACACAAGAAAACATTTCCATTGGCAAATCCATTGACGAAAAAGCTCAACACGCAGTTGATGTGTTCCAAGCTGTCTATGAGAAATTTGACGCAAACTCAACAATCATTTACTCGCGAGGATCTGACTCGTACAACATTTCGATAGCCCTGCTTGCTGCCGCAATAATTGCTAAGGAGTGATGATGAAATCACTCATTGCTAAAACATACAAATCACTGTTTAAAGATCATGGTGTCTTTGAACTTCGAGTTCCAAAAACATCAAGAGGAACAGTTTCAGGATTCTTTGGCGCTGGCGGTGGAACTTCTTTTCTAAAGGCTGTTCAAGAGCTTGATGGTAATGTTCCGTCAATCTACATCACGCTTAACCCAGTGAAGCCTGAGCTTCTTGATCGCATCAAGAACAAAACAATCGACTACGCAGATCGAAACCTTTTGACGAAGGATGAAGACATTGAGCGTAGAGCTTTGATTCTTGTTGACGTTGACCCAAAACGTCCGGCAGATTGCGCAAGCACTGACGATGAGAAGAAAGAATCTTATGACGTAGCAATGCGCATTCGAGATGAAATGTCTTCTGCTGGATTTCCTCTGCCTTTTGTTGCTGACTCAGGCAATGGATTTCATTTGCTTTACAAATGTGATTTGCAAAACACAAGTGAAGTCAATGATGCTGTCAAAGGATTTCTGAAATACCTTCACGCAAAATTCAGTACTGATATTGCGCACGTTGACGTTAAGGTTTCAAACGCATCACGCATCGTTAAGCTGTACGGAACAATGTCAACAAAAGGTGACAACTCTCCAGATCGTCCGCACAGACGATCTGAGCTGCTTGAATGCCATCAAGACGCAGGATTCGTCACGATGGATATGCTTATGGCTCACCAGTTTGTTGAGTCTGTTGTAGAGCGCGTAAAGAAGCAACAAACAGAGACTCACGCCAATACTGGAACTCCAAACAGAAAATACGTTCTATCTGCGCTTGACAGTGCAATTCAGAAAGTGCAGAACGCACCGCCTGGCCAGCGTAACGACACGCTTAACTCAGAGGCGTTTTGCATTGCTCAGTTTGTTGGTGGTGGAGAACTAAACGAGAGCCTTGCATGGAATGCTCTATCTGAGGCTGCTGAGATCAATGGTCTACAAACATCCGAGATTGACTCGACGCTTCACAGCGCGTTCAACAAAGGAAAATTGCAGCCTCGCAAGGCTCCTGAGGTAAAGCAACGGGCCGTTGCTGCACAAACAGTTTCCAGAGTTCCTGAAACGATTGATCCAGATACAGGAGAAATCATTGAACACAATCATGGCGATCCAGTTGACTGGTACAGCCCCTTGCCTGACGTGAACGGTAAGGGAAAACCCCAGTCAACGATCAGCAACGTAGCCGCGGCTGCGCATCGGCTTGGTGTGACGATTCGCTACAACATCATCAAGAAAAAGCGCGAGATCATCATCCCGAATCAGAGCTTCAGCATGGATAACGAAGCTGAGGCGGCGTTTGCGTGGTTCACGTCAAGCTGCAAGAAGTTTGAGTTGCCAACCGCTGAGCTGGACGCATATACGTGGTACATCGCGGATAGCAACATTTACAACCCCGTCACGACGTGGGTGACAAGCAAACCGTGGGATGGCGTATCTCGTATTGGCGATTTCCACAACACAGTCACCGCGGCGAATCAGGATTCAGATCAGAAGATCAAGCGACTGAAAGAAACCATGATGACAAAGTGGTTATTATCTGCAATCGCCGCGGCATTCGAGCCAAACGGAGCTTCTACTGCTGGCGTTCTGGTATTCACTGGTGCGCAATACATGGGCAAGACGAAGTGGTTCAAGTCGTTGACGCCAAAGAGTCTGGACGTAACAAAAGATGGCCTCAGCCTGCGCCCAGATGACCGTGACAGCGTGAAACGAGCCGTCAGCTACTGGATGGTCGAGCTGGGTGAATTGGACGCTACCTTTCGCAAGGCTGACATTGCAGCACTGAAGGCTTTCATCACAAGTGACCGTGACGTGATGCGCCTGTCATACGGACGCGAGGAGCGCACGTTTGCTCGACGCACAGTGTTCTTTGGATCTGTCAACGACGATCAGTTCCTGAAGGACAAGACAGGGAACAGGCGCTTTTGGACGATCAACTGCCAAGCGATTGACTGCGATCACAAAATTGATATGCAGCAACTCTGGGCTGAGGTGTACGAGTCGATGTATTTAAAAGGGATGAGCTGGTTTTTATCAAATCAGGAGGTTGCAGACCTAAATGAGCATAACGACAACCATACCGAGATCGACCCGATTGATGAGCGCCTTTCGTTCCGCTTAGATTGGAAAACTGATCAGTCAAACTGGCGTTGGGTTACGGCCACCCAGATGCTCATGGAGTGCGGCATCGACAGGCCAACCAGCAGTGATACGAAGACGGCCGGAGTCTTTCTGCGCAAGATGAACGTGCAGAAACGAAAAAGTAGCGGAAAGAGTCTCGTATGCGTTCCGCCAGCCCTGAAGATTGGTCAGTTCTAATCTCTACCCTCTCTACCCTCATCTCTACCCTATGTATAAAACTCTTGGAACCCGCATGGTTACTAGGTTTCTTTCTACTATAGGGTAGAGAGGGTAGAGAGGGTAGGTAAAATAGCAAACTTTAAAAGAGTAGTGAATATAGGATCAGCCTGTGGATAACTATGATTTATTTGAACTCTAGGAAATTGAGTCACTCACCCACCCTCTCTACCCTATTTCACTGGAAAGCCAGCAACCATGCGGTTTCCAGCGAGGGTAGAGATAAAAAACACTCTACCCTATAGGGTAGAGACAATTGGAGAGCAGTAATTCGTGAGCCGCCACACCCACCTGTACCAAAACAACGCCTGGAAAGACCTCCGGCGCAACCAATTGCAGAAGCAGCCGCTGTGCGAATTCTGTCTGGCTCGTGGAGTCATCACGGCAGCGACTGTGTGCGATCACGTTGAGCCGCATCGTGGTGATTTGGAGAAGTTTTGGTCTGGCCCGTTTCAGAGTTTGTGCGCAGAGTGCCACAACGTTGACAAGCAGAGAATAGAAAACGGCTCAGACGCAAAGCCGTTTGTTGGACTCGATGGTTGGCCAGTTTGAGAAATTCTCCAGAAAAAATTTTCTCGCTGGGAATCGAAGCTGTTTTTTCTCCAAAAAATCCACGGGAGGGGGTCTAGGCACGAAAAAATGGCCGTGAACCTTACAAACCTTACAAAACTTACAATTCTTACGTGAAACAATAGTGTTTCACGGCTAGAAAATATTTTGAAATCTGCGCTAAGTCTTTGATTTTATTTGCCTTTTATAAAATCACGTTTTGCACCGCTTAACAAACCGCTTCAGTGTATGCACCGCGCCGCGATACCGCCGCTCCCGTCAATCAGTCACCGCGCCGCCGTATCAGTACCACGCCGCCGTTTTTCCCGTATTGCGCCGCATACGCGCCGCCGTATCGGTTAACCCGCCGCCGCTTCGCATGCGCCGCGCCGTGCATTACTGGAAAGTAAACCGCGCGGGTTCAATCAGCACCCGCCGCGCGTCATTCATGCACCTAGCACGCGCCGCCGTAAACCCAGCAAAACGCCGCCCACGGGCCGCGATTTGTTTTCTAGGTGTACCGCATACGCAAAGCAAAACGGAGCGCCTAAGTGCTTAAAAATGAATGTAAGCGCTTACTAACCTAACAAACCAA